GCCTTTAACTTTGGCTCAGTATAGTTAGCTATCTTATCCCAGGCATCGATACTCGCCTTAAGGTTGACAGCATCAGGCTCATTAACTGCTAGAGCATCTAAGTCATTAGCTCTTTCAGCCATACGAATGATAGGATGGAAGTTATCACCATACATATCTTGCAGTCTGTTTAACAGAAACTTCTTGTTCTTACCTTGTCCTCTAGTGTTCATACCTTTATACCTCTATCAATTTGATATCATTAATGTTTATTTGTTACTTTTGGTAACACTTCTTGCCTCAATAGTAACACTTTTGCTCTTTTTTATCTACCTGATAGACTCTCACTTATTAGCTTATGTGATAGACAAACCTGTTAGCCATTAACAGAT